GTAGCGGGGGTATAGAGATTAGAAAAAAAGTGCATGGGTGGGGGTGGGGGTACACATATTGGGTTGGTGGGTTTGGTGGGCTTAGGGGGGCTGTGTGTGCCTGTGGTGGGGGTTCTAGTGGGGTGTGATGGGTTTGTTTTGCCTACGGGAGTTGCAGGAGCGATGGGCTGCTGCCAAGGGGCTTGCTGGATCGGCTGGTATTAGGTGGTCTGCTGTGAAGGGGTCGTTGGTTCTTTTGCCTTCGCCGCATATCCAGCAGTGGGTTGCTGTGTCGCGCACTTGCTTTGCTCTTCGCTTGTATGTGCCTGCATAGTGGGGGCGTGCAGGCTTGGGGTGTTGCCTGTTCCATTTGGCTTGGCAGGTTGTGCAGCGTGAGCCGTTGGTGGTGAGGGTGCGGCAGGTGAGGCAGGGTTGGCTAATCGGCATCTGGTATGAAGTTGTGGGTTTCCCCTGTTGCTTCCAATGTGGGCTGGTTGCCTGTGTGTTTCTGGTATCGGGCGCAGATCACATCCACGTATTGTGGGTCGAGTTCCATCAGGTATCCGATGCGGTTGGTTTCTTCTGCTGCTATCAGGGTGCTGCCTGATCCACCGAATAGGTCTAGGACTATCTGGTTCTGGTTGGTGGAGTTCTTTATTGCTTTGGCAATCAGTTCTACTGGTTTCATTGTTGGGTGTTCTGCGCTTCGGTGTGGTCGCGGTATCTCCCATACGGTGTCTTGCTTACGGTCTGGTGGGGCTTGGTGGGCTGCACCTTCCTTCCATCCGTAGAAGATGGACTCGTGACGGTAGTGGTAGTCGGCTCTGCCCATAACAAGGCTGTCCTTCACCCATACAAGGGTGTGTCTCCAAACGCCTAACTCGGTTAGTGGAATGCTGAATGCTTGAAAGATGTTCCCTGCTGGTGCTGCCACATACCAGCAGCCACCCTTCTTGGTTACTTCATATCCAGCCTTGAATGCTTTGGTGAGGAACTCTTTTAATGAATCAAAGTCCAACTCATCGTTTTGGATTTCTTTGCCGCCTTTGGCTTTTCTTTCCTCTGGACTTAGCCCACGATTTCCACCGACTATTGCAACACCGTATGGTGGGTCTGTCCACACAAGGTCTGCCTCGAGCCCGCCCATGAGTGCTTTGACTTGTTCTCCGTTGGTGGAGTCACCGCACATAACTTTATGTTTGCCGAGCAGCCATACATCTCCAGCGTTGGTTATTGATGGGGCTTTGTCAGGTACATCATCAACATCGGTTGGCAGTTCAAAGTGGCTGTTGTCCTCTATCAGGCTGTCAAGTTCATCCTCATCAAATAGTGTGCCAAGCAGCCCTTCATCTGTGTCTGCCAGTTGCTTCAGTAGTTCTATTAGTTCTGGCTCGTCATAGGAAGCAAGGTCGTTGGCTTTGTTGTCTGCAAGCAGGATGCGCAGGGCTTGCTGATCGTCACAGATCACAGGGGTTGCTGCTATCTGTGTCCAGCCCAAAGCCTTTGCTGCTTTCCACGTGTGGTTGCCTGCAAGGATGCGCCCTGTTGATTTCTGGTACACAATGGATCGGTACTGACCGTGAGCCTTTAATGATTCACAGATTGCACCAACATCACCTTGACGCACATTGGAAGGATGGGTGTGTATCTCATCTATGTTGATTGCAAGGTGTTCTAGTTCTTTGCGTATCATCTGGTTGCGCTTTCTATTCGGGCTTTTGCAATTGCAATATATTCCTCAGATTGTTCAACACCAATGAAACTAAATCCTTCTAACACGGCGGCTTTACCTGTTGAACCTGAACCTGTGAATGGGTCGAGGACTGTGCCGTTTGGTGGGGTTATCAGTCTGCACAGGTATCGCATGAGGTCTGTCGGTTTGACTGTAGGGTGGAAGTTGGCTGATGGTTGAGTTCTAAAGCGTTCAGATAGATCATCTAATTCTCCCTCTCTATCTGAACGCTCAAGACCTGCTCTTCTTTGTAATTGCATACCTTCTAAGCCTTCGTTGCGATCTTTCTTGCTGGCTTTCGCACAATAAAAGAATCGTGCAGCAGAACCCGAATCACCATATTCGCTGTCGTGGTTCACACCTCCTATACCGAACATTGATGTTTCTTTGTATTGCTCACCTCTATACGGTTTCGGTGCTTTACTGTCAGGGAATAGTTCTACCACTTCGTCTGAACCGTCATGGATAAAGTTTGCAGGGAAACGACAAGCATCCAGTTGTTTGATTTCACAAGCACCATTCAAACCATCACCATAAATGCCATTGCTTTCCTGATTAGGGAATGTTCCCTTTGCAGTTCCACCTTCGTTGCCCACCCTGCATCCGTCAATGTTGATACCACCCGTACCATGCGTCAAAACATTGTTAGCAACAGTCCCATCCAACGGTTTACGAGCCAACACAATCGGCTCATGCGCAGGCTTCAACGCTGTACCCCAACCATCCCACTCTTCAGCCTCAGCCGTAGCAGGGGCGGTTACTAAAGAGTTCAAAGAATTACCAATATCAACCTGTGAATTACTTTTCACTCTTCCCTTATCGGCATATTGACCAACAGCAATAACTTCACGCTCTGCACCAGCAGCCTTGTCAATCGCCTTGCTGATATTCAACGACTTAGGGAAGCCTGAGCCATACACCCACATAATTTGGTCACGTATCTGAAACCCTGCGTCCTCGATAGCGCAAGCCATACGGTGATATGTGCGTGAACCACCAAACGACAACAAATGTCCGCCGTGTTTTAACACACGCAAACATTCCTGCCACACCGTCACATCATAAGCAACACCAGAAGCATCCCAAGATTTACCCATAAACCCAAGTTCATAAGGTGGGTCAGTAACAATGCTGTCCACGCTGCAATCAGGAAGTTCTTTTAAGCGTTCACGGCAATCACCAAGCAATAACTGGATCATGCTGTTTCCTTAATTGTGTATTCGGCATGGCTCATGATGATGAGTTTGCCGTTGGGTTGTAAAGCAATCCATGTCGGGGCGTCAGGGTCGCAGCCGCAGCCGTTCACATAAATCGGGTCACGAGACACAAGCACATTGCATTTGTGGCATAGCAGTTGGATCATCAGATTCCGCACATACCTTCGCACTCTTGGTTAAACGGCATATCCTCATCAAATAATCCGTCTTGACCTTTCTCTTTTGCGGTGCGCAAATCAACCTCATCTAGCGGAACTGCAGATTTATGTAAGAAGGGAATACTTTTTAGCGCACCTTTTGTCTTAACTGCAACTCTAAGTTGGTGGTCAAACTCAACTGCGTCAGCCCATTCATCAGGCATCGTGTCACGCAGCAAACGCCATTCGTGGTCGGATTTGAATGGGCAGCCGATGCAGGCTGAGCGTGGTGGTAGTTCCAGTCCATGATCAGCGCACCAGTCCAAACACATCTGGCGTGTGATTTTGCCATCCACCAAAGGATATTCGTTGCGCAACCAACTAAAGGCTGCATCCCTCATACGCTGTGTCTCATCCCAACTGATACCAATAATGGTTGTTGATAGATGTTCTTTAGATCGAGCGCCCTTAGCAAGTCCAACAAGTTCACGCTGCTTCTTGAGTAGCGGTGCAATCTTGTATTCGGATGTGCATTGCCTGCGAACCATGCCTTTAGAACCGTTTTGATTTAACATATACAAGGGCATTGTTGCTGAACGCTTATCTGTTCGGAGTGCATCAATTCTCAAATTGCCTGCCGACACTTTATGAAACTTGATCTCATGCTTTTCCATCAAGGCTTCAAGTTTTGCCAGATGTGCGTAGACGGGAGCAGGTTCCCAACCTGTGTCGGCAAATATCACATGATCTGCTGGTTCTATTTCTCCTGCAATCATCATGTGCAAAAGTGTTGTGGATTGGACTCCAGCGCCCAACGAAAGCACTCTTAATGGCTTGGTCACAGTTCTTGACCTTGCGACATTGCTACTTGTATGCGCTCAATCATTGAACGCAGTTGCTTCACTTCATCCACCAACAACTGGTTAGATGCTTCTAGTGCTGCAGCCTTGTTACGTGCTTCATCTCTGTCCTCACGGATGCGCTCGATAGCAACCTGCATCTCATCGGTGCGTGCCTGCCAATGCTGGAGTTCTGCCCTCATATCTTCGCTCATTTTTTCTTTCTCCTTTTCTCAATCTCTGCTTCTAAGGCTTCCACAGTTTGTACCAGCCTGTCCACCTCCATCTGCCCCACGCTTATCTTTCGCAGGAAGTAGATGGCACTCAATAGATCATTTATAGTCATTTGGCTTCTCCATTCATGCTTGCTTCTAGTTCCTGCGCCATCATTGCAGATGGGCATACACCGCCTCAAGAGGGGGGAAAGACGGTGCGCGTGGCTTACCGCAGGAGAATTACAGCCTATCTATCAGCGTGGATTATTGCGCTGGCGTGCTGCTCGTAATGCTTTCATTTGTGTTCTGTGCCGTTCCTCAGTCTGCTGTCTGCCGTTTACTTTGCCGAAATAGTAACCAGTGAAGTAGCACCCCAGAACCATCAAGGCAATTGCGAATAGTTGGAAGTCTGGTATATCGCTCACGCTTGTACCTGCTCAATCTTGCAAAGGTGAACCTGTGTTTCGCCAGTGGAGATCATTGAACGCATGAACTCTCGAGCCCCATGTGAAATGTCCTGCCCATCAGATGCCATTTGTAGAAGGTTGAACAACCAACCTGCTGCGGTCAAATCACCTTCATCCTCACTTACGTAGCCCTCCATCACAACCAAAAGTTTGACTTCAAACATTGGTGCTAGATCGGATTGGATCAGTTCAATGTGATCCAGTATGCGCTTTGTTTCTTTCATTTGATGCCCTCTATTTCTACTTGTGTGATGTTGTTATAACCGTATGCGCTGGTGGCAAACCGTTTGGCTTTCTCTTTGGCTTGCTGCCAGTTGTGTGCAGGATATTGCACGATGCTGCTGTGCTGCTGACCATATTTGGTTAGCACGCGGACTTTCAATGTGTAAGTGTTCATTGGAAGTTTGCCACCATCTCGAGCAGGCTGATTTCACTGTGCTGCGTTGCGCTGATTGCTTCCAAAACCAAGTTGATTATTTCTGAGTGGTCTAAACCGTTGTCCTCATCAATTACTTCAAGGCTTTGTTTGGCAAGTTTAAGTCCACGTATTGCGTTGGCATAATAGTTACAGGTTTCTATCATTTCGTTCTGGAGTTCTTTGTCTTTGACCGAATTGATTATTGCTGCAACTTCCTTGCCGTGCGTGTTCTTGAACACCGTGCTTGCTGCTTCCATCACTTCACCTCCATTGTGATGATCTCAAAGCGGAAGGCAGGATTCACTTCTGCTGCTTGAGCGTTAAGTGAAACCATTGCAGCCTGCGCTGCTACGTATTCACTGAACGGATACACCTTGATGGTTTTTGTACCGATCTGATTGTGCTTGCGCACCAGATGGTGTTTGAACTTTGATTCTTTCATTTTGCCCTCCTCTTGAGCAGGGGGTGTTTCCCCCATGCGTCAAATATACGGCAATCTGGGCATCAGAAGCAAATCATTCAAACCCATAGGAGTTACGGGCTTTTCAGCCCCTCGAGCCTTTTAGCAGCCCTTCCAAGCCGACCAGCCACAACCCCCACCAGCCCTGTTGTACTGAATAATTGCTAGGGCTGCAGCAAGGTTCACCTCTGGGTCAAGCAGGTCGGTTGGCACTAAATTTCGCTCTAAATTTGTTTGCAGAAATCCTTTGGGATATGCAGTTGTCTTTGATATCCAGAACAGGTTGATCTGGTACAGCCCGAAGGAGCCTTTATGTTTGCCGATAGTGGTCGGGTCTTTGGGGTTGACGCTG